ATGAATATGCTACAAATTCTTCAATTATAACACCTGAATTAGTCTATATTCCTTGGTTTATAATGTATTATTATTTAGATATATACACGGAATGATATGCGATTTATTATTATCAATGTTAATTTTACTAATTTATGTTATTTATAAAGTGCATTATAATGAATTTATTTTAAATATTTATTAGATATAATGGATACGAGTTATAAATTAGTATTATATGAAAATAAAACAGGTTTATTTGATAATTCAATAGATGCAACATATATAATTTATTTAGAAGGTAATAAAAAAAGATTGAAAAATATAATGGATCAAATAAAAAAAATTTATTTAACAAAAAAAGTTTATATTTTATATAATAAAGGTTTTAAAAAATCAAAAAAAAATGAATATATAACAACAACAGCAAAAGACCTAGTTGATTGTAATATAAAAATATTTAATCATTCAAAAAAAAATAATTATGATAATATATTAATATTAGAGGACGATTTTATATTAAGTGAAAAAATTTTAGAAAAAAATGTAATTGATAAAATAGATAATTTTTTAATAAAAAATAAAAATACAAGTTTTTCTTTTTATTTAGGAACTATTCCATTTTTATTTATTCCATATAATTTAAATGTAAATAGAGGAATTATAAATATATATACACATTCAGTTATTTATTCCAAAAAATATAGGGAAAAAGTTTTAAATTATAATTATAAAAAAATATATTGCTGGGATATTTTTCAAAATTATTTCAATAATAATAGATATTTTTACAATATCCCATTAGTCTATCAGCCAATTGAAGATACTGAAAATTCTAAAAATTGGCCAGTACCTGAAATAATAAGATTATTATGGTTAAAAATAGGTAAAATTACAAATAGCAATAATAAACCCGCATTATTATTTAAGTTGATGTATTTATTATCATATATATTAAGTTTGTTATTATTAGGTATATTAATTTATATAATTATTAAAATATGGACAAAATTTATTTAGTTACTTATGCAACACATTCGGAAGGATTATTTGACGAGTTAACTAAAAATGAGTTTAATAAAAAAATAGATGTTGTTGGTTGGAATACTAAATTTTGCGATTATTTTGATAAAATTAATGAATTAATTAAATATATAAACACTAAAAATGATAATGATATTATTGTATATTTAGATGGTTTTGATTCATTAATAAATAGAAATTTTACTGATAATGAATTAAAGAAAATATTTTTATCATATAAAACAAATATTCTAATTTCAAAAGATCCTATTAATCTGCTATTAATAGATAATAAATCAATTGGAAAAGAAATATATAATATAAATTATGGTAAATATGAAAATGATATTTTACCGAATATGGGTATGTTTATGGGTTATATAAAAGACTTTAAAATATTATTTAACTGTATGATAAAACAAAATAATGAAGATGATCAAAAAGCTTTAAATAAATGCTATAATAGTAATATTAAAATTGATACAGAAAATAAGATATTTATTAATACTAAATATAATGATTATATTAAAAATAAAAATAATATAAATTCTATTTTTGTTTCTTTTCCTTTTGGAAATACTAATACTAAATATGATAATAAACGAATTAGAAGATTTATATTTAAAGAAAATATAAATTATATGTTGATATTTATATTATTTATATTAATAATAATTTTATTTATTAAAAAGTTTTTTAAGAAAATCTAATCCTGAAATAGTTTCTTCTTTTAATTTTTCTTTTATGTCTGGTGTATCAACAGTTAAAGGTTGATCAGTTTTAATACATTTTGTTTTTACTTCTTTTAATTCTTTATTAAGAGATTGAATGCAAGATATTAGATAATAGATTAAGTAAATAAGAATTACACAAATAATAAAAAATGTTAAGTCCATTTTATATCTAATAAAATGAAATATAAAAATAATATTAAGCAAATTTCATACCTACACTTCTGCCAATTATTTCAAATATATTATAAGTTATCGAGTAAACATCTACCAAATAATTATCTAAACTAGCATCAATGCCAGAATCTTTAAATTTATTATGTCTGTTTAGTGCCAAATTTAAATTATAATTTTCATCGAATTCATTGTATTTATTAAATTCTAGTCTTAATTTAGTTTCAACGAGTGCAGCATTATAATATCCAGATGGATTATTTTTTTCTGGATTAATTGCAAAAGAATATAAATATATTCCTTCATTTGGAACATTACTATGACACTGATATGGTTGTATTTTGTTATAAAAAATATGATTTTTATCATCAACTATAATTTTTGTTTTGTCCCATAAAATACTTGCTTTATTAAGTATTGGATAATTATTATTTTTTCTAATAGATGCTGTAAAATTCTGATGAGAATTAAATTTATTCATATAATCGTTTCTTCTTGTTATCCAAATTATTTCTTTAGTTGGTTTATTTGTATTAACATTTATATTACCTGTTAAATTATTTATATTAAAACTATTTTGACTTGTTATTTCTAGTTGTTCAACTAGATAATTGATGATTGTTTTTTTGAAAATCATATTTCTTTCTACATTATCTAAAAATACATATGTTGCTTCTATATAAGGATCTATATTTAAAGATTTAGTAAAAGTTTTTATATCAATTACTTCTTTTTTTTGAATTCCACTACTTAAATCTTTACTATATAATTCATTATAAAATAAAGGACTTATATTTTCATTAATATCATATGAATATACTGTATATAATCTTTCTGTATTTTCTAACCTGATAGTTAATGTTATTTCATTTCCTTGTAATCTTAGTAGTGGTAATGCTAAAGATGGATTTCTTGTAAACCAAAAAGGCAAAGGAACAACTAATTTATACGATTTTATTGACGGTATACTATTATTTTTTGATGATGCGGGATAATAATTATAAGCAAATTTATTATTACTTAAAATTATTCTTCTAGAATTAATAACTATTGGATTATTTAATTCTTGAACATTTCCAATTAATTTACCTAAATTATCATCATCACAACCCATTGTTAATTCATTCCAGATATTTAACCAATCACTAGTTAAAGTATCCATTGTGTTTCCATCTACTTTAAATATTGCACTTTTAACTAATATATTACCTATATTTTTTACCCATTTAAATGCTAATGAGCTTGAAGAATATATAGCAGGTAATGTACAACAAAAATACAGATTTTTAAGTAAATCGCCATATCTTAAGATTTTACATTTATATTCACCATTAAATACATTTGGTTCAAATAAAGGTGAATTATTAAAATCTAAACGCACAGTTTCCATTGCAAAATTAGTATGTTTTTTATATACATATTTAAATAAACTAAAATCAGGATTTTTACATAAATAATAGTCTTGTTGACCTCTGCAAACAAGTTGTAGTAAACCACCTCCCATTATTATATTTAATATATATATTTTTAAATAATATAATTAATAACCATCTGGGAATTTTTTTATATTTTCTAAATCTATTTTTGTAATAGTATAATCTATTTCATTTAACTCTTCTTCTGGTATTGTATATCTTTCTTTATTAAAACCTTTTTTAAATAATTTTATTATTTCATCTTGCTCTAAAGCATAATTAAAATATGATAAATCTGCCATTTGTAAAGCACCCTCTCCTTTTTTTATATTTGCATCTGAAAATATAGGATTATTATCGCCTGTTAGTATATCGCCAGGATTTACATATAATTTGCCTCTATTGTGTTTCATTGCAGCAGAACCATAACTTGTATTATCTTGGCCATTAAATGGTGCTTCAACAATTCTATTTAACATATTAATACCATTTAAATATATTTTACATCTTGTTTTAAATCTATGTAGTATGTCATCTTCAGGTGTAATTTCTTGTAAAACAACAGTAAACATAAACCATTTATTTTTATATTCATTATCAGTCATATTATATATTCCTAATAATCCTTTATTTTTTGAATCCCAATCACCATTACAATCTATCTTTTCAATACCATCTTCTCTAAAAGTATCTGGATTAGAAATACTATTATATTCTACAATAATAGATGTTCCATCATTTTTCATTCTAATTAATGGATTCTTAACTAAAATATATTTATTATTATTAGCTTCCATTAAACAATTTTTATTATTTGGCGTCTTATATTTTATTTTATGTTTACTTCCTCTAAAAAACAATATTATATTTTCATTATTATGATTTGCTTCTTTTAATTTTAAAGGATCAACTTTTAACCAAAAACTATAAGAATATTCTGCACCACCATATTGATTAATAGATGGTATTAATTCTCTGAATGCTCCATTACCAGTGTTATTACTATAAGTATTATATGAAACTTCTTTTTCTAAAGAATAATCATATATACCTTTAAATAATTCTATTTTTCTTGCTTTACTTCCTCCCATTACTTTAACAATGTTCATCGATTCATAATTAAAAGTATAATAAGCTATAATATATAATATTATTATAATAAACAATGCTAAAATTATTTGAATAATATTTGATATCATTTTAAATTTATAATTACTCTATTAATAATATATTATAAAAATAAATTGTTTTTTGTTTATGATATTCTATAAACCGGGGAACGAAATCCATAAGTTCCAATTCCGAGTTTAGCCATTAAATTATCGACTGGACCTTTATTATAATCATTGTGTATATCTCTATCATTTAAGTCATAATTGAATACTGTAAATTTACATAATAAACCTGAAAATCCAGGTGATGTACCCGAACTTTGCTCTCCACCAACAACTAATTTAGTAAAATTATCTAATTCTAAGTTATTTATATCGTATGTATATTGTTCACTTGAACTACCCAAACCTCTTATTTCTTCATTATGATTTGCTACAGCTACTAATTCACCATCGATATATGCAGATATACTAGCACCGAATCCACCATTTGAATTTGATGTATGATCATTTATGACAATACCAATATGTACCCATCTTTGTATAGGTACATAATCTATAACTATTCCTTGTTTCATATAATTTTTAAAACACTCTTTGGGTTCATTAGTTGTAAAATCAAAATTTTCTTTTACCCAATTATGCAAATTTTCAGCAGTATTTGCTGATTCACATAATGTTTTTAATTTATTAGAGTCAACTTTTTGTTTTTTAAATCTAATATACATTTTATTATTTGATTTATCCATAAATATATGAGGTGATGTATTTATTATTTTTTTATCACCATCTTTAGAAAGATATAATATATTTCTAAAATGAGTATTATCATTATCTTTAACATATATCCAAAAAGTATAAGATCTTCTTATACCATTACCTCCCTCTGAAACAGGTAAATTATCATCTAAAGTTATTTCATTTTTGACATTTCCTATCAATGGCAATTTCGTTTTAGGAACAATTATTTTATATTTGTTAAAAACAACTTTGGATATATAACTATACATTAAATAAGCTATTATAACGGAAAAAACAATCAATAATACTAATCCAATAATAGCTTGTGTACTATTTCCTAAGCTCTGCATTTCTTCAAAAACTCTTGAATATTTTTGACGTATGGAATTAAAAGTATTGCTAACCGGAGTTTGAGGTGTATTCATATTATTATTATGTATCTATCTATTTTAAGAATATAAATTTATGTTTAATGAATTTATATGATAATTACCAATTTGAAAAAAATTTTCATTAAATAAATAACTTTTTTTAACATATTTTTTTTGTAAAGATAAATAACTTAATAGTTTTGTAAAATTATCTAAATTTGATTCATAATTTTTTTTTTTTCCTAATTCAGATAAAAATGCTACATACGAACAAATAATATCAATACCACCATTAATGCAATTATTATTCATTAATAAATCATAAAGACACATATCATATATAAAATTTTTATATAATTTATTTTTTTGTATCATAGTTGTTTTTCTATTTTTAAGTTCAATAACTAAATTTTCGTGAAATCTTAAAGGTATTAACCAAGATTCCGAATATAATATTTTTGAAACATTTTCTCTATTATAATTATTTCCATATAAATATTCAATTGACAAAGTTTTATCAATACTATCTATTTTATTAAGTTTGATATTATTTCTATTTTCAATTAAAAAAAGACATTGTTCAATATTATTATGTGATTTTTTTATAATTTCTTTTAATTCTTTTTCTTTAATATTATTATATTGTTTTCTTAATATCTCATAAATATATTCTGAAGTTGGTGTTTTAAATTCATATAAACTACATTTTTTCTTTATATTTCCAATTTTTTTTAATAAATCATTACTACATATACATACTATACTTATATTTTTAAATTTTTTATTATTTAATATATTGTATAATGTGTTATTTATTGTTCTGTCAACTGATAATAATATTTCATAATTATCAATAATAATAATTTTTTTCTCAATTTTATTAGAAACTAATTCTAGAAAATTATTTTTAATAGTAATAGTTTTATATAATAAATCTTCGAAATTATCCGATGTTGGACAATTATTTAATGTAAATTTTACAACTTTTAATTCTAATTCAGAACATATCTTATCAATTGTGTATGTTTTACCTATTCCTGGTTTTCCGTGAATAATAATACAACTTTTAAATGATATTTTTACATCCGGATTATTTATTAAATTAATTATTTTTTCTTTTATAAAATCATAATTTTCCATTTAATTATGTTATTAATTGAATACTTAAATAAATAATATAAGATAATATTACAAGTATTGGTATAACTATTTCAATACTTAATAATGATTTTAACATATCATTATCATTACTATAACCAAAATGTTTAATATTACCATTATGATCAAACATTATAGATGGTTTATTTAAAAAAATTAATAAAATTAATATTATATATATAAGTATAATAATATATTTTCTTGAATACATTATGTATATTTTCTAAAATATTATAATATTATATTTATAATATTATAAGGAGGTACTTTTATTTAATGAAAGGCATATTAATATTAATATCAATTATATTATTATTTATTATAACAATTAAAATATTTTTTGATAATAATTGTTTATTAGAGAAATTTTCAAATAATTGTATATATTATAATGGTATTAGTGATCAAAATTATAAACCTTTATATTTTATAGATTCAATACCGTCAAATGATTTAACATATCATAATAACAGTATGTATAATGCAGAGTATAATGATATAGAATATAAAAAAAAACTATATAGTATTTTAAATATATATAATAATATTGATGTTCTTTTAAAAATAACCGATTTAATTAAATGGTCCGAATGGATTGATCCAACCGAAAAAATATACAATTTATATAAAAAATTTATAATATATTTTAATAAAACAATAGAACAATATGATATTAAAAATATATATTCTATATTTAAGTATTTTAAATATAATTTAAATAATGAAAATAATCTATTATTTAATATAGATGTATTACTTTACAGGGATTGTAAAATTTATGGTAAACATATTAATTTAATAGTTTATTATAATAACGATAATTTTTATATAATAAATTTAGATATAATTGGTAATGTTCAAGAATATAATATAATGAATAATGAATATTTAAAAGACATTAACTTAGATAATTATGTTAATCATAAAAATAAATATATTGTTCCAAAAATAAGTTGCAATAATTGTGATACAGAATATACAATTAAAGATAATTATGTTAATAGTGAAATAGAAAAAATATTAATTGATAAATTAGATTCCGACTATTATACAAAAAATGAATTAAATTCTATAAATGAAAATAATAAATATTATTTTAATCAAGATAAATTAAAGAAAATATTATTAAATAGATTAAAACATTAGAAAGGCACTGCAATAGTTTGTTGTTTTAGTTTATTAAGACTTGCTCCTCTAATTGTTTCAGAACAATTAAACAATTTTTTTTCACTTTCTTTACGAATTCTTGTTCTAATTGGTAAGATATACTTTTCTGTATTAATAGCAAATTCATATTCAGATTTAACACTACTAGATGATGCACTATTTCCATATCCAAAGCGCCCTGCATCACTTTTAATTCCACAACGAGTAGCACCTCTTGTTGCTCCGCGTGTAATTCCTCTTGTAGGTTCTTCGTAAATTTTTTTTTTATATACCATAAATGTGATATAAAATAATCCTGTAGTATCTGAAGTTTTTTCCATTCCTAATTCTTTTTCTTCTTCTGTTGGTTCATAATCTTTATCTAACGCTCTTTTTACAACCCATTGATATTCTGCTTTTGGATTTTGATCAAATTTATATGATTGATAATCATTAGCAGGAATTGTCCATAAAGTTCCGTCTCGTTCAATATTATAGGGCATTGTATCGCTTTCGCTATAATATTGAGGTTCTTTATTATCAATAGCAAATCCTAAAGCATATTTATAGTTTGATTCATTATTGTTTTTAATAGAAATATTAGATAGATTAACAACAATTGGGCCTTCATTTCCTACAACACGATATCCCTTTTGTAGATTTTCTCCTGAACCAAATTCGAAAATTTCTACAGGATAGTTATCTGTGTATTCCTTTCTTATTTTTTCATTTTCACAAATAAGACTGTCTTTTCCTTCACCAAATTTGATATCAAATGAAATATTATAATTGTTATTCTCGTAGTTGATTGAGATTTTGTCGTCGTAGCTGATAGTTGCCATTGTTTGGTAATAATAAATTATAAATTTAAAATCATTTTTTTTTTATCAAAAGTAAAATTAAAAAAAAATGATTATTTATTTAAATATTTATAAACAAAAATGAATAAAGATACAGTTTATGACGAAATAAATAATATCAAAAAAATTATTAATTACAAATACGAAGAATATAATTTATTTTTAGAAAAATTAGAACAACTTAGTAATGATTATATTCAATTAGAAATTAATTATTCAATTAAAAAAACTGAATATGATTCTTTGAACTATTCTTTTGTAAATAAAAATTATGATGTTAATTTTGATAATATGTTAATTTATAGTTTAGTTAAAGAAAAAAAAACAGAACTAGATAATTTATTTTTAGAAAAAAACAACTTTAAAAATGATATTACTATTGTTGAAAACAATATTAATAAAATTAATTTAGAAATAGCATCACATACTGAATATTTAAGTGAATTAGAAAAACAAATTATTCGAATTGATAGATGGAGCGATTCTAATGATAATATTAGACAAATGTTTAGAAGTAATTATTTATTTGAAAATCAGTTGTCAATTATTAATAGTCTTGTAAAATAATTTAAGAATATATATGACCATTTTCATAATTATCAAGATAATCATCATTGTAGTTATCTGATTCTTTTAACATAAATTCGTTTTCTCCATTTAAAACAAAGAAATTATCATCATTATTAATTTCAGGATTTACTTGGTTTGTTTCATCATAATCTATTTCTAAATTCTCAACTCTTATTCCTATTTTATTTAGTTCGTTAAAAACTTTTCGTTGTTCTTCTGTTTGTTTATCAAAAACGTCTAATTTTTTGTTTTTAAATTCTTCTCTCATTCTATTAATAAAATTTAGATTTTCTTCAAAAGTCGGTATTTTACAATTAATTAAAATCTTATTAGAAACATCAAATATATTTTTAAATATATCTAAATAAATTTTTTGCTCTACATCATCATTTTGTATATACATTTTTTCACCAAGAATTATATCTGGATTAAATGGTAAACACATAATTTTAATAGTTAGATAAGCTTTTGCTCTTATGATATCTGTTTTATTATTTTCTGTATAAATTTTATTTAAATTATTATATTCATTTGAAAAAACTTTTATATCTGATAAGCAATTTTTAATTATTTTATCTTCATAATAAGGGTTATCTTTTAAATTATTATAATAGTATTTAGATAATATTTGTGATGTATTATTTATTAATTGTTTAAAATTAACAGTATCAATATTATCAATATAATTATTACTAAATTGATTTTTTTTACTATTAATAGTTTTTTGCATAATTTGTATATAATTTTTAATAATTTTTATATATTCTGAACTGCCATTTTTATATATATTTAAATAATTATTTTCTGTAAATATTTTATTATTTTCTTTTTTATTAATATTTTCAAACCATTGATCATATGTATTAATAATTTCATCATTATTATGAATATTATATGTTAATTTATTTAATTCATAATAATCATCAATATCAATATTTTCATTATCACTATCTTGAATATCGTCCTTAATAGCCATAAACATATATTCTAATTTTTTATAATTAACTCTGTTTTTCGAAAAATAATTTTTAGCAGCAATTAAATCATTTCTTTTATTTTTAAGATCACTATCGGGTAAAAAATCTCCATCTATCTTTTGCAAACAACAACCTAATAAATATTTATGTATTCTATTATAATTAATTCCAGGCATATAAACAAGAGCATTTACATAGTTATACAACATTTTATCTTTTAATAATAATGTTTTATTTGTTTTAAATTTATTTAAATTATCTACAAGATCAACTTGGTATGATTTGCCTTTATTTTTATTAATTTTACTAAAATCATTAACTTCAGCGATTTTTATTAAATTATCTAAAATATCTTTGTATTTTTTTTCGATTATATTTGTTATAATATCTATAATTTTAATATCTATTTTAAAGAAATTAAGTTCTTCTTGACTTTCAAAAAAATTTGTTATTATATCACATAAATATATTGTTACACCTTTTTTTTTGCTTTTATCAATTGGATATCCATTATCAGACCATAAATGAATATGATTATAATTATAATTATGTAAATGTGTACCATCTAAAATAGCATTTTGTATATTTAAAATCCAGATTGCAATAGAATTATAAATAGCATCTTTAATTATTGTTAAATATTCTGTATTAATTG